GTCTTTATTAGACGTACGATCAGATTAGTTATGTAATTGTGTTCAGGCATGTAGAGGTTTACTTTCGAGTGACCTACATGTTTTGGCATGATTATATGCCTTATTATTTTCGGGTGAAGTCAACACCTCCCTTACTGGGTAAAAAATACGACATTTCCAGGACAGTACAAGTCCGCTTATAATTAAACCGTGATCTAAGTATATAGAACTGAGAATTTTATTTCCAGCGTACATTTCATGTGAGAGCTTTTGTCTCGGCTCAAGATCTTGAGACACTAAGCTGTGTATCAGCTTTTGTGCAATGAAGAAGCACAGTCAAGAATGAATCACTCTATCAGATGTTTAATGGTTCACTGTCTAGACGTTGTTACAATAACCCTTTTTAGGATACTATTGCTCGTTGTTTATGATATAACTACAGATAACATTTTGGTTCAGTTTGTCACGCAAAGATATGTTAGTCGTGTGTGCAATTTTTGGTTGTGTTATTCTTTGTATAAAGAATGAAGCGTTACTGTGTTGTACAGATACTTTCGCCCTGAGAAGCGAACTGTCAGCAGAACGTGTATATAGCTGTCCAATCAGCTAGAAGAGATTCAGTAATTTGGATATTCGGTTGATTTTGACCATGCAAATGGCATAATCGATTTTCGGTGACCGGACTGCACAGCTCATTCGAGAAAAGTGTAGAAATTTCAAGAACGACCGAAGAGGTAGTCTTTTGGCAGAAGCTACCCAAAAAATCTTGCTCGTACTACAAAAATAATTTCAAAAATTTCAATAGAATACGAAGAAAACCCTCAAGGACAAAATGAGGAAGAGAACTTGGTGGACGATCTTTCAGTTGATGAAGGAGACGAGATCGAGATTCTAGAGGTGTTTGATGTGGTTGCCATGAGTGAAATGGAACAGGATGAATATTCCATTGATGAATGGCAGAAACAAATCGAACTTGATTTGTGGAAAAGATCGCGTCTTAGAACCCGTCGCCCCCAAACTGTGCCTATTTGGCATTGGCTATATTTATCAGATGACGATGAAGAGAGCGACGATGATGTTCCACCACTTGTTTTACCCCGACCTCAATTGCAAGTACGAACTGTGAACACCAGAAGAATGTTTACAGCAATTGATAATCTCGCCCGGCGCGTCCGGGAAGGAGCACTGCCAGGAAATAATGCTCCGTCTTTTTATACTTTTTCCCTGGAGGACAGTTCAGAGGAAGAGGAGGAAGTTTCTTTTGCTATCCCGCAGTCATTGGAAAGTATAATTGCCTCCATCAACAACATTTCTCTTTCATCACCCAATCGCACAGAATTAGCTCCGGTTGATCATAGTGTTCTTGATCACTATCGTGATGAATACAGACCTGAGTGGATATCGGATATACATGGTGTATTCTATGATTCCGATGATGATGACGATGATGTCATACCGCACTCAGAGGAAGATGACGAAGATTGGATTGATGATATCATTCCTCATACGGACACTGAGGATGAAAAAGAAACTAGAAGGGAGCTTTATGAACGTCATAGCTCCCGTCATCGATTCAACTACAAGGAATCCCGCCGTAGGGAGTACAAAATAAGGAAACGATTGCGCCACAGAAGTAAGTTGTGCAAAGTTGTTCCCAGATCTGATGTTGCTCCCCATGCACAGGATGGGTGGATTTTGCGTTGTGGGTATCCCACGCGTCCACTCATACAACGCCGCTATCCGGGACAAGTTGAAGTACATGCCGATGACGATGAGGAAGACTGCTGGTCTGATGTCGAAGATGATGAAGAAGACGATATCGTGACCGAAGAACAGAGTAGCACAGAAAAGTTCTACGCTAACAGGAAGAAACGTAGAAATGCTATGGCACATGCTGTTGCAGATGTAAAAGCTGCAAGTCGCGATGATGACGACGGAGAACTTTCAAAGTTGTTATCTACTGTGTCAAGTTTGGAGTCTTTTGCTGAAGGAGCAGATCAAATTGCCCAAATAGATGAATGGATGGGACATTTGGAGAATTTGCTGATTTTAGCATACCATATGAAGAAAGCTCAGTCTTTCATGGACATCTTTGTAGCTGTTGTGGCTTATGCGAAGATGTATACCAAGGACAAGAGCATTATTTTGGATCTCTATAGACTCATCAATGAAGTCACTGATACTTGTGATACTCCTGAAGAAGAATCAGAGGATGTTGACCCTCATGGATGGGAGACACTTAGTGGAGAAGATGTGATTATGCATTGGGAACTCTTTAAGACGAACACTATCTTTAAGAAGATCTCATATCTTATCTCCGCTGCTATGTCTTTAACTGTTTGTACTACTAAACAGATAGAATGGAGTCCATTTGGATTGAAACTCATAAGTATTGAAGCTGCGAAGGAACAACTCGCAGCTGTTGATGTTATTGACGCATTAGTTCGCACTTTTGTTTGGATCTGTCAGACTGGGTATGAAGTCTTTCAACAAAAATCACTGGCACCTCTGTTGTATAGTGATAAGAAAACGCAGCAGTACAATGAAGATTATGACTATGTTTTTGCTCATGCTGAAACCGCCATTGCAGGTAATTTAGCTGATCTTGGCGACTATGAGAAAAAATTGAATTCCGTGTACAAGAGAACTTGTGCCATGAAAGCGGTTAAAAATCATGGACCACCTGGTGTTTGGTTACAAGCGAAATATGTTGCTCTAGTTGGTATACTTGAGCGACTAAATGCTAA